GTATTTGTGATTGGTTCTATATCAGATTTAAAAGCAATATCAGATGTTTCTGTAACTGTTCCCGTTACTGTTATGCCTGAACTGGTTGTATCAAATTTTTTTGACCCATTATGGTATAACTCTACGGCTCCATTTGCAAGACATTTAATGGCATTTTCATTACTACTTGTTACTTGAACTAACAAATTAGCAGCACTTAATATAGAAAGATTACCTGTATTGCTATCTATCACAGAATTATTTGAATCGTGGTAGACCTGTAAATCTTGTGAATCACCTAATTGTAATTTGCTGTTATCTGGTAAATCAAATCCATTTGCTGATGTCTCCGCTTTCTTTGTTCCATTATGGTATAACTCAACAGCTCCAGTTCCAACGACACTGAGTGAAGTTGCACTATCGCCACTATTCCTTACACGAAAATTCTCAGTTATTATTTTTATAGAACTGGTGTCACTGATAATGCTGCCATTTGAGGCATGGTGATATATTAATAAATCTTGACTATCTCCCATTCTCAACATACTGAGATCGGGAAAATCTAATCCATCCGTTGATGTCTGTACCTTCTTCACATTATTGTAGTACAACGAAACACCATTGCTAGGACTAAAAACTGCTATATTTGCACTTTCAGATTGATTAGTAATTTCAATATCGTTATTACTTTTAATTAGTAATCTTTTTTCTGTTGCAGTAGTAATTATACTTTGATTGTTATGATGAAATATCTGCAAGTCGTTTGAATTTCCAAACGTAAGACTAGCACTGTCACGAAATTCCAAAGCATCATCAGACTTATCGAATGTTATATACGCAGAATCTCCATTGAAAGTTACATCACCATCATGCGTTGCCCCGTCATCAGTTACCATACCAGTTACATTTATTCCAATAGAGTCAACAGCTAATATAGTTGTCATCGTGCCAGCCTTCATTACGTCAAAGTTAAGTCCTCCATCTTCTGTTGCGTCAGTTGCATCTAATATTCTTGCCTCAATTGCTGCAAAATCAATTTCTTCTGGCGTACCAGCATCATTCTTACCTCTAAAAAAAATAGTCGATAATATATCATCATCCTGTCCAGCACCACTAGCTCCTCTTCTGTGATAGAACATAAGGTTTGCACCACTAGCAGCATCATTAGCATCAGATTGAAGCTGAAAAGCAGTACCAGCTAAAGATGTTGTTAAATGTAGAGGGTATAGCGGAGTCGTTTCGCCAATACCTACTTTATTATTAAACAATCTAATCCTGGAAGCTAAAGTACCGCCAGCACTAGACATAAGATCTAATATCCCATCTTCTGATGTGTTTGTTGTATCTTCTATAGAAGCAACAATACTTGCATAATCATGTGCATTACCAGCACTGTCATTAGCTCTATAAACAAGGTTCCCTAAGTTATCATCTGCTGCTGGTGAAGACGAATTTCTATACAAAACGAAATCAGGTGCGTTATCAGCACCAGTGTCAGTATTTTCAATAATTACCTGATCTGTGGTGTCTGTACTGAACAAATGCAACTGTGCAGCAGGAGTTCCAGTGCCTAATTGAAATCCAGAAGTTGTAAACGATCCAATCAATGCTTGGTTTGCTGATATTCCTATTTCATTACTTGCAACTCTAAAAAATCCTGTAAGTCCAGAGTCTCCTGTAAAACCTACACTAGGAGCAGAAACCGTGCCATTAGGGATATTTTTGAGAACAGTTGTTAATTGTATTTTTTTATTCTTATTAGCATTGGCAGATTCACTAACGTCTATAACAGGAAACACATCAGCAGCTACAGGTGCAGTTAGTTCAGTTAGTGCTGTGATTTTCCTATCAGCCATTTATTTGTCGGTTGCTGCTTCTATCTTACCTTCTAATTTGTTTAACAACTCAGTAAGTTTCGTTAAAGATCCTTGATTTTCTAATATTGGTTGAGTTGCATTGTTTATCTGTGTTTGTTTTTCATTAATAGCCTTTTTCGCTTGCTCTTGTATATCTTTAATCTCTTGCTGCAATAAAGATACTTTTTTTATATCAATATCTAGCTGGTCTTTAATGGTTGCAATTTCTTCTTTAATAAGATCAACAGGATTTGTCATGTTTTTTTTGTGTTTTTTATATTTTACTAAGCAGCTTCTAAGGCTGCAACTTTGGTTTCTAATGTTTCAATTTTTCCTACAGCTTCTTGTAGTGCAGCAGTTAATAAAGGAACTATTTTTGATTGATCTATTTCTTGATAAATTGGATCGTTTAGTTTTGTTGAATCGTATTCACCAGCATCAATCATCGCTTGCGTTACAACTTCGTCTTTTGTTCCAACAATCGCTTCTGGAACTGCTGTTACTTCATGGGCTAAAAATCCATCAACTGTTACAGTTGCATCCGCTTTCCAGTTAAATCTAGATGGCTTTAATGTTTTTAATCTTGTAATGCCGTCAGATATAGCAACTACATTTTCTTTTAATCTATAGTCTGAACTTGTAGCAAAGGTTGTAGCTGAAGCACTTGTTGAGATAGATCCGACTGTATTATTTGGATTTTCAAATCGCATATGTTTCCTGGCAGAGGTTGTACCAGTATTACTAACCCAAGCTCCAAGACTACTACCCCCAACAGGTACTCTCATGTAGCCATTACTATTGAAAGTATTAGTTCCAGCAGTCAAAGTTAATCTACCTGTAGCATCAAAATGGAAAAACTCTTCATCATCTAAAACAAATCTCAATGATTCACCAGTTCCACCAGTTGCAACAATACGAACTTGCTCTTCAGTGGATCGCATACCAAATACAATCTGACAAACTGAATTGTTTGAATTTTGACCATTAAGTAAATAGATTGTAGGCCCTACACCTATTTGTCCATCTGTTGCTGTAGCATCATAAGCAGTTGAATCAGACTTACTAATATTTAATGCGGAAGCTGGTGTTGTCGCACCACCAAGCCCAATATTTCCAGCAGTATCGGCTGTAAGAGCTGCAACGTAAGCACCTGTAGAATGACTTTGTATTTGGAACATATTAGTTGAAGCTACACTTCTTATCCTCCACTTATCAGCATCATCATCACCTTCATCTGCTTGTAAAATTAATTGTGCATTACTGCCTTCAAAACCTGTAATTGTTACTTCCGCAGAACCCGTTGTATCGATAACTTCTATACCAGTGGTATTCAAAGTAAGTACTGTGCTTCCAGCCCTTTGTATTTGGAATTCACCTGTACCATTATCATTAATGATGCTGTTGCTTCCATCATGAAAGATTTCTAGGTCATTCCCACCTCCCATTTTTATTTTTTTATTATCTGGAAAATCAAGCTCACCAGTCTGTGTTACATTTCCATCTGTATCTAAAGTCCATTTTGTCACTTGTGATCCGCTTGTATCATTTAAAAAACGAAAAGCATTAGAACTTGCAATACTTTGAATTAACCATGTATCACCGTTATCATCTCCTTCATCAGCAGCTAGTCTTATTTGTGCATTACTACCTTCAAATGCGGTAATTTTTACTTCCGCAGCACCACCTGGGTCTGTAATTTCAATTCCAGAAGAATTAAGAGTGAGTATTGTATTACCACCCCTCTGTAACTGTAACTCGCCTGTTCCATTTTCATTAATTATGCTGTTACTTCCGTTATGACTGATGGTTAAATCAGCACCAGTTCCGAAAGTTGCTTTTGCATTATCAGCAAATTCAAGAGCATTATCTGATTGGTCAAAAACTATATTTGCAGATGCTCCTGTTAATGTAAGATCCCTCGCAATAGTTCCATCTAAATTTATTAAATCTACAAAAGCATCATTAGCACTATTACGAATTTTAAGTTTTTCAGAAGTAGTGTCAGCCCATATACTGTATGCAACAGTGGTTGAAGGAGCCGAACCATTACTGTTATTAGAAAGGATTGCAGCTAACGCATTATTGAGGTCCGATCTAAAACTGGCCCCTGATTGGTTTACTAGATTATAATCGTGTGTGCTCATTTTTAGTTATACCAATGGATTTGAGAGTTTAAGCACCTTCCGCACCAAAGCCATTAGCTTGATATGCAAATGTGCGATCAATAGCAGCATCTAAACTATTGAAAAAAGTAATTGAAAATCCAGTTCGACTTTCACTACTAATTACATAATAGTCGCCTGAGTCCATATTACTAGCAGTAATGCCTAATTTAGGAGTTTGATAAAAGGCTTTGTCATAAGTTACCGCTTTTGCACCAGCACCGCTAGACATAGAGGTGCTTTCTGTTCTATTTTCAAACAATAATTCATAACCTAATTCATCTATAAGTGGTGTTTGGTCATTATATTCAGAAGTTAAATCTAATTTAAATTGAAAAATTCTACCAGTATATCTACCACTTTCCATAGGCACAAATTCCCCGTAACTCGATGAATCTTCCTGGTCAAATTTATTGCCATCCTCAAGTAATAAAAAATTACTATCCTCAAGTAATATCTCATCATCAGTCGCAGCACTACTGGTTTCTCTAAACTTTAATATTCCATTTGTCTCATCTGGTAAAGCTCCATCAAAATCAGTCCACTCATCAATATTTGTAAAATGTAAATCTATAGTGTCATTTGGGTATAAACCTCTTATTTTTAAAATACGATTAAATTGAACTGTAAAAATTCCACCTAGATCAACAGTATTTTCAAAAAAATATTCTCCTGATGTTTTTAACGTGCCACCGAAATCAATATTTTGAAGATAGCCTTGTTCAAAATCAGCTATATCATCTATTAGATCATCTGTTTGTAAAACGAGTGCATCATATTCATCAGAATAAAAACAATCATTACGTTGACCAGCAAAAGGAGCAATACCTTGATCCTCTCTAACTGTTTGAACTAAAAGTTTTGGTAATTCTTCTGGTAAATTTATAACAGCACTTACAGCATTTTCTGATTTATTGTTTTGTTTATCCTTAAATTTGACGAGATATTCTCCATTCATCAAAGGAACCAATAAATAATTAGTAACAGCAGCAACTTCTCTTAAAAAAGTACTTTCTTGCCATAAACCAGTGCCATCTGTTAAGGTCGAATGTCTAATAATTGCAACTAATTCCTCCCTATTCCCTGTATATGTCATAGGTATATTCCATTTTACAATCGCTTCATTTTTTGTAGTAGCCTCAACAGAAACATTTGTAGGATCTGGAGGCAATAAAACTGTTGGAACTACAGGAGAGGTCGAAGACGGAATAGATGCTTTTGGTATCGTTATAGTTAATGATGTAAATTGTGATTCCTTAGTGCTATCAATACCAACAGATTTTACTTGGAAAGTAACCTCTGAATTTGGTTTTAAGTTATCTATTTCAAAACTTGTATCAGTTGTTGTTGCTGTTTTAAAAGAACCATCGCCTATCTTGTATTGAACAAAGAAACGTATAGAAGGGCCATTTGTACCTCTCGACCAGCTAAAAATTGCTTTACTAGACATAATTAAGCTGTGTTTGTAGCTATAACTGTATGCTGTAAATTAACAGGGGCAGTTGGAATCTCATCAAAAGCAGTTACATCAGTAAAATCTAATTCTGTGTTTGTATCAGCAGCACTGTAAATGGAATCATTAAATTGAACAGCACTAATTGAATAAGTACCGTCACTATTATCTTTAACATCAATACATCTAAATTTTTGGTGTTGCAAAGAACTTGAAGTAACAGTATAAACAGACTGAGATTGTGGAGCAGAACTAAAAGCACTACCAACAGTAACACTTGTAGTAGATACTGAAGTTATTGTTCTTGATTCCATTGTTCCATCAGGAAGAATGCAATTTAATGTGAAAAGGTCTGCTCCTACATTTAATCCTGTAATAACTGAGGATAAATCTTTATCAAGCACAACTACAGTTGTTGTCGCACCTGCGGCTATTCTTCCAGCCCTTTGCACCCCTTGTCTCATCTCATCGGCTACTGCAAAAACTTGACCTGGTAATACAGCTAAACCATCAAGACCCGTTGAAAAAATGACAACATCTGCGTCTAGTTCTTCTGATTTCAACATCCAAGTACCTAATCTTTGAGCCTGATATTTAGAAGAGCAACCAAATGCCACTATATCCTTAACTTGATAACCATATTTAGTAATTAAATCGTAATCTTCAACTACAACCACATTAGGTTTATATAAATTCTCTGGGTCGTTATATCTAACTCTTATGGAAGTTGATCTTGTCTTTAAAGACGTTCCAGAATAATTAAATACCCCTCCAATTACATTTGCATTGTTATAAATATGAACAGGGTCAACATCAGAACCGTCTAGATTTCCATGATCTGCACTTACATTTACTGTATTAGCTGCCCAATATGTCATTCCTCTAAATGTACTTGCAAGGTTTTGTAAAACCTTATAAGCATCATTCTGTGCACCTATAACAGTATTTATTGCAAACCTGGGTTCATCACCATCAGGAGTTGATACAAGTTGATTTGCATATTGAGCTAAAGGATATAAATCAACCCAACTTATATTCGATGCTGTTACAAAATCTCCTGCCCCGTGCTTAGTGCTTGTAAGCATATCGAAGAAAATGCAGACAGGGCAAGTTGTCCAAAATAATAAAGTATTTCCTTCACCATCTTGTGCGAGACTTCCATCAAAACTTCCATTAAATTCTAAACTTCCATCATCTCTTACAGTCGCGTTATGAGGAATAGCTACTTTTAGACCCCTTACCAGGTACGCTCTTCTTGGTAATCTTGGGAACGACTCAGTTGAAAGAGACATTCCAACACAAGCAGTGTAGGGGTAACGACTTTGAAAACTTACTTTTTCAATCATTGAGGTCAAGATTACTCTATTTCCTCTTGTGCCTTCTAAAGGTGTTGTTTCATCTATATCTTCAAAATCTTCTTTTCTTACTTCATAATCTTTTTCTTTATTTGTAATTTTTTTTATCTTAAATAAAAAAGGTGCTGTTAATTCATTACCTTCTTCATCTTCTGTTAAATCAAAAGCTGGAGTTTTAAACTGATAAGTTGAAGTAGAAATTCCTGTAATTGTTTTGTCATAAATTTCGTTAAATGATTTACCTTTTGATTGCATAAAAATTTTAATTCTTACTTTTGCATTGAATAACTGACCTCTGGCAATGCCTTCCATTGCTGTGCAGAATAAAGAAGGGATTGTAAACAAAAATTGAACAGAAGTCGTATCAGTATCAGTTACTTGTTTAATAATTGCTCCACCACCATAATCTCTTGACGTAACTTTATTCTCATTATTTTTTGTTTCACTATAATTTGAACCTATCTCTTCCGAAAAATCTGTTAAATTTGAAGCACCTTTTTTCTCATAGTCACTTAACTGTTTTTGTCCTCTCGTTCCAAGTCTTAATTCATATGCAAAATCATCTTTAGGGAAATTTAAAGAACTGCCTGTCTTTACAGCAGTTTCATCTAAAAATATTCCTTTTTTACCGCCTACAATTTCTTCTATCGGGCCTTCACAAAGTAAATCAATTAGTTTAATAGTGGATGTTGAATTTAATGCCATAACTACTTTGTTTTTAAGTTATATCCAATTTGTCTGACTATAAATTTACACTGATCTGTATCAACTCCTGTGTCAATTATTTTTATTTTAACTTGATATTTATCTTTACCACTAATATATTGATAAGGCAATTCTGCAATATAACTATATTTTTGGGATGATTTTGTTAATCCTTGTATTGTCGCTTGACTATTTAACACTAAATTACCTGTATCTCTTTCTTTTATAATAACTCGATAAGTAATAAAGCCATCAATTTTAGTAGATTTATCATTTCCTACAAAATCAACTAAACCACTTACTCTGATGTATATTTGAAATTTTTTCGTATTTTGATTTCCAGAATCATCACCAGTAATTTCTATTAAATTAGTTCCATCCGATTTTTTTAAAAATTGTTCACCAGTTTTTGTTAAATCAATCGTTGTATCTTGAATGTACCTTGCTGTTCCTTGTGCATTTCCTTTACTTCCGTCATATCTTCTTGCTCTAATACCTCCTGCTGCTGTGTATTTATATTTTATTTCTTCCCCATTTAAACGTACACTGTTTAGACTTGGCGGTCTAATATATTTCATTAACTTATCAGATTCATTAGAAACTTCTATATCTGTACTTAAAATATGACCTCCAACTAAAGCCTGACCATAAACGACAGGTAATGTCTTTCCAAGTCCTACAGTATTAGCTGCACCTGTGTAAGCATAACTTTCCGAACCATCAGCCCCTCTCGTGATACCCGTGGGACCACCAGAAAAACCCGATAAAGGGACATCAAAACTTGGTAGTTGTGGTTGTGGCGAGATCATATCTGAAACACCAGATAATATAAGAGAACCACCTAAAGCGATTGTTGCTTTTGTAAGAAATCCTGCTGACGCAAAACCTGGTGCATAAGGAATTGTAGCGGGATTAAAAAAACTTGAAAAAGTTATTCCACCAGATACCATCCCAATTCCAACTAATGCAACCCCTAATAATATTTTTCCAATTCCCTTACCACCACTACCAGTAATAACAGGTGTAATTACTAAATCATTTTGACCTAGTGGTAAACCTAAATCTTTATAATCTAAAAACTCACCAGCTTGCACGACTGTAAAACCAATTCCATCTTCGTGGGCAGAGGCAAAATATTTACAAAGGTCAGGATGATTTATGTAAAGCAATTTTAATGCTTCAATAGGCGACCTTAAATTATGGTAAACATGAGTTTTACCCCATTTTTCACCTAATTCATCTAGCAGCAGAATTTTATGCTGCATATCGAAAGCACCCTACAGTTCTCTTTCTATAATAATGGTTAAAGTACTCTGAACAACTTACAGACTCAAATTTTTGATGTAATATCATATCGTCTTTCAATAAAACAGCACCGTGCATCGGCTCTTTTGTCCATATCTTCATTATCAAAACATCGTTTGGTTTTCTCTTATTTATATCTACCTCTTTAAAATTCAATTTACTAGCATCACTAAGAAAAATGCTTTTACAAGTTTCAAAACTTTTGGGTCGTTCATAATCGGGTAAGTTTATACCTAAAAGAGCATAATAATCACGAACTATTGAATAGCAGTCAAAAACACCATACTGCCATTGTCTACCAATTAAGGATTTATAATTTGCCATGTATCTTTTGGTAAAAGATAAACGTACCAAGGGATTTTTGTAGCTGTACAGGCTTTTTTATCTGGCTCGCTTGCATCACCACCCTCTGGGTGACTATGAACAATATATTGTAATTTACCTTTTGATCTAGCTTTTAAAAAGTCTTTTGGATGTATTGCAAAATTATCCTCTGGTGTATCTGAAATGTTATTGCAAGCATAATAGACATCATTGACCACAATTCCACAAGATTCTTTTGGTGCTTCTTCTATTGCGTGTTTTTTAGCTGCTTCTTTAAATACCATCACATTTGTAGTCTTGCACCTAAAAATCCACCAAAAGGGATATCTTCCCCTTTAAAACGTACCAAACAACTTGAATATTTATGACCGCATTTATCTAAAGTTTGTTTATCATCGCCTGTTAATTCAATGTCATTCACATCAAAACATTTTGATCCTTTATATCCGCATTCTGTTCCTTTATATTCCCAGGGACAATGTTCGACAACTTGTCTTTTTGGAAGCCTAAGATTTTGCATATTAATTTTACCTGTAAGTTCAAATGTGACTGACTCTGGAGTTTCAGCAGAAACTCTATCTATATACCAAATATCATCAGTTTGAGCTATTGCAGTAGGATCTGCTGTTGCATTTGTACCACTAGAAAAGTTAACAGCATCAAGGAATTTTTTATGTGTTTGTATTCTTTTTAGTTCTGCATTTAAAGGGTTATATAAAAGCATTAAATTTGTTATGGCATTATCAGCATTTGCAACAGAAAAGGTTGGTCTTGGTAATGTTCCTTTTGTTACTTTATCAAAACCTTTGACTTCAACAGGTGCAGCAACATAAGTTATACCATTAAAAACTATATTACTTTTTAACTCGTTTGTGCCAGCGTGATAATAATATGTTTGATCCACCCCATTCACAGCAAGAGTTAGTTTTAACTCAAATAATTCTATGATTGCTGATGGTTCCAGCTTTTGTATTTCTTCACTGATTTTTGAAGAAGCTGGTACTATTTGTGCACTTGTCATGCTTCCGCTACCTCCTCAAATGTTGCATTTATGGTAGCTCTATTTTTATAAGGTATCGTTTTATTCCAATCTCTACAGATAAGTTTTTTACTAGCACTTTCTCCTGGTGGAGTGTAGTCAAAATTCTCTACACCAGCCCTGGCATCAAGGAAAGTTTCTATTTCATCGGCATCTGTTTCACTTATATTTTCCCATTTAAAGTTATACACTTTTAAGTTTTGATTTATGCCAAATGTAGATCTTTGGGAATACCCCGACCCAAATTGTGCAATCCTCATATTCGGTCTAGATTTTTTAGTTAGTCCATAAGTAGGATTAACTGTTGTTGGAAAACTTGCCATTAACTTAATAAACCTCCTGCCATTTGTTGATTTAAGATTTCAGCTTGCACTGCTGCTGCTATAGCTTCACCAAACTGTGCAGCAGATTGCTCGTCACCTTCTACAGAAGTTCCAGAAGCATCTACATTGACCACTACATTGGTAGAACCTCCACCTAGTTCGTGATTAGGAGTAACTTTTCCTGTTACTCCAGGGGTAAATAATTCTGGTCCCTTCTCTCCAACAATATAAGATTGATTAGGTTTGGTAACACCACCATTAGCAAGACCAGGAAAACCAGGAAATATTCCACCAAGAAAAGCATTTACACCATAAGATATAAGCGATCTTTGAATTTGATTAAACACACTACGAGCAACTTCTCCAAGAGTTCTAGTACCATTTATTGCACCTTGTATCGCATCAACCAGACCTGTCTGTACTGTTGAACCAATACTCGCATATAAGGCATCTATTTTTACTTGTGCTTGCCTTAATTTATCGGCTTCTATAATCCTCTCTTTATCAGTTTCAAGTAATTCTCTGTTTGTTTTTAATTGTTCTTCTAGACTGAATTTTCTTATCTCTAAAAGCATTATTTTATCATTATATGTTTTTGAAGATGCTCTTTCTGCTTCGAGAATTTTATTAACTGAATTTAATTCATTTTGAAGTCCTGTTTCTACGTTATTAGCTGATAATTCAAATAATGATATTTGTTTAGCTAATGCAGGATTTAAACCAGTTTGTCTAAGTTCTAATATTCTCTGCTCCATTTTAAACTGAGCAAAAGTAGTTTCTTTTAATTTCTTATGTTCTACTCCTATTTCTTTATCTATTCTCATTCCTGCTTCTTTTTCTGCTCGTATTTTTATATTACTTTCTAAAATTCTTTTATCTAGCTCTAATCTTTTTGCTTCGGCTCTTCCTGCATCAGTCATAAGATAGTTAGTTTCAAAACCATTTACCATTACATTTCTATCTAAATTTGCTTCTGCTTGTCTATTTTGAGCTAACGCTTGTACTAAAGGATCATCACTTCCTAATTGTGATTTGGCTTTAGTTAAATCTCCCCCTGCAAAAGTAAACACTTTATTTAAAATATTTGCTAATCCTGCTTGAATTTTTAAAAATTGAGTAGCCATTCCTCCTGTTATAAGTTTCATCGTTTCAGCAAATTCTCTTAATGCTCTTACTCCGTCATCGCCAATAACTTTTGCTGTGTCTTTTGTAATTGCAGCTAACGCAGCTTGTTTTCCTTCTAATTGTTCTATTAATTTTATTTCGGCTGCTCTGGAGCTATTTATAATTTTTAATTTTTCAATACTCTGATCTATATTTACATTAGCAGGACTAAGAGCATCTCCTAACTCAACTATACGATCTCTAAGATTAGTGACCATTTGCAGTCCTGCAGTAGCAACAAGACCTCCTGCAAAACCTCCCATTTGACCACCTACCTTAGTTCCTATAAAACCACCACCGAAACCAGCAATACCTCCAGCTATTCCTTGTCCAAACAACAACGGAAACGCACCAGAAATTGCTCCACTTGTAAATGCTGCTTTATTGCTCCTATTGTCAAATTTATTAAGTTTATTTCCTTGATCCTGTGCTTTATTATTTTTAATTTGTGCCTCTGTATTTTTTATTATTGAATTTGTTTCTCTACCTATTGCTGCGTTCTGTTTAACTGATGCTGCTAATGCTTCTTTATGTTTTTTTGTCCCGATTGTTAAATTATCTGCAAACTCTTCCAAAGCATCGGCAGCATTTCTTTGTTGAATAGCAGTTTTACCAAAAGCTCCTTTTGATTTATTAACAGTTCTAACAAGAGCTTCCATATCTTGTCTATATTTCTTCAAATCATTACGAGCACCTTGTCCTGCTTTTCCTCCTGTATTTCGAGGATTCATTATGTCTATCTGACGAATATTATCTACGCTTTTAGATAATTCTTTTACTTTT